CACTTCTGTTCCTAGGTTATATGTGCACCGACCCGATTGTTGTGATTAGGCTGCTACAGCGTAATCAGCACCTACGAAAGCCATAAGGTCTTCGAAGGTCATAGTTGACATTTCGTCATTTATTGTTTTGTACAGATTTAAAGACATCTAGCACTTCTGTCTACGTGTGATACTATAATTCTCATTGTAATCAATTCCGAGTCACCCCCATATTAATAAATACAAATATACTAAATTTTTATAACAATTCCAAATTAATATCCACTAAATTGTAAATAATTTACCAAATAGAATATTAAGTTTTTCATTTTCTTAGAACCTAATTTTACTGATTTTGAATTCGAGTCTTTAATTGCATCTTCTCCACCTATCAATCTCCATTCTATATTTACAGCATTATAAAATTCATCTAACGAAAATCTTAGATAATCAGTTTCGTTTACTTCATATATTAAAGCATCATTATCATTTATTCTTTGAATAAAATATCTAACAATATAACCCTGTCTATAATCTTGATAACTTGGAGTTGGTATATGAGATTTAATTGTTTGAGTTTTTATCAAAGGTTTGTTTTCCGATGTTAATAATTCGTGGTATTCTATTCTACTAATTCCCATAATATTATTGTTGTTGTCTATATTCTCCTTGAACACGAGTAACCCATTTCATATCCTGTATAGTTTGTTCAACTTCTGTTACTTGGAATAATCCACAAGCTGCATATTTTCTCGGAATTCCTATAATGTTAAAAGTATCTCCTCTCCTTATACCACTCTTTCCGATAATTGTAAACGAATATTTGATAGGTAATGGATGTGATAATCTACCACCACCACTAAGTCTTCTACTCATTGCGTTTTGTTTAAGTACATTCAAAAACTTTTTATCCGTACAACAATACACTTTAAATTTTGCTTTAAATACATCCATTGAATTTAAAAAGTTTGCAAATACATCTTCAGTAAGTAGATTTTCTTCAGGATTTGGAACTACATCAATTTTTTCCAAATTAGATGATATATTAGCTACTACTTGCTGTTTGGCTTGGTCTTCATAAGCTTTAATTTCTTCTTCAATTGCTTTCGATTCCGCATCAACAGCTGTCTTTCTAGCATTTATTCGCTTCTCTATTTCAGCCGATTGGGCTTGTATTGTATCGATTTGTTTATTATTTTCTTCAATCGTACCAGGAGCCAATCCAAATGAAACTATTTGAGCTACATTGTTAAGCCTAAGAGCTCCAATTTTATCATTATTTAGTTTTAAAGCTGCAGCTTCTGTTGCATTAGGAGCGCCTTCTCCTTTTTTTATTAATTCGGCATTTGCCTTATCTCTATCTATTAATTTCTGCCTTTGCTCTTGTTGTGCGGGGGTTAATGTAGATGCTTGAAATTTATTTAATCTTTGTTCAACTGCAGTTTGTGCAGTTCCAGATGTACCAGACGTACCAGATGTACCAGATGTACCATCCCCTCCGGTATTTCCAGCAGCGCCGGCGGGTTTTACATAACCTGTCATAAATCTATCGGGCTTACCATTGAATATAGATGGATAGTTAGGTGCACTTACTTCTATGTTTGCTTGTGATGGGTTTGATGATAAAGATAATCTTTTTGATATTATTTGTTGCGTCATAGAACCCGGTATATCAATACTTAAATCAGCTTGTAAAAATTTAGATTTTTCACCACTATGTACAAATTGAACAGGAGTAGATGTATTTTTACCAACCCAATTTTCATCAATTACGGTATATACAGTTGTATCCTTACCAGCTACTTTTGCTTTTTTCTCAACTATTTGAAAATTCCAAAACGAATCCACAGCTGCACTCATTTCATTTAATAATGATTGTAATACATCACGCATTGTTTTATTCGCATCTGATAATTCTTTTTTAAGTAATTCAAAATTTAAATACAAATTTTCTAACTTACCCCAATAGTATGGTTCTTCACTATGCTTACCAGTTAATGCTTCGGGTTGTGCGAATGAAATAGAATATATTGAATTATTTATAAGAGGTGTAGTATCTTCATTTAAATCCGTTAAATTTTGCTCCATAAAGAATTTGCTAAAATCAGGAATAAGTCCAGGTATTATTAATGCTTCAGGTTTAATTGAATATATACCTTTAAATGCACCAATATGTACATCTGTAATATCAATTATTACATTCACATTTCTACCCGCCAACTCGATGGATTCTATTCCAGAGTTTTCGTTTAATAATGATACTATTTTACCGAATCTAACATATCTATTTTTTGAAAACAACTTTTCTTTAGGTAATGGTAACCCACCATCCAACATAATTTCGGTTGCATCTATTGTAAAATTAGAAATAGTCTGTCCCCCACCGGCTCCTGCTGCTCCAGATGTTCCAGCCGTTCCTGATGTTCCTGTTGCAGCTGGTGGTGTTGGTGGTTGTGGTTGTGGTGGAAATGTCTTAAGTGTAGCACGTTTACCAGATGTAGTTCTATCATTTCCCTTGTCATCTTTTAGATATTCGTATGAAATTCTTGTTTTATATGCTTCATCTATTTCAGCTTGAGTATATCCTGCCTTTATTAATTCTTCTTTTGTTCTTGTAGTGTCAGCTTTTACAAGATCTGTTGCTATTTTATTTAATCGTTCCCATTGTACTTGTGGGTCATTTTTTATACCATTTTGTTCCTGTCCAGATGTTTTTGTTTTTGGTTGTTGAATTTCTTCTTTTTTTATTTCAGTACCATCAACTTTTCTACCATCTCTCCAATTTGATATTTGATTATCAATAACAGGATCAAAATTTATAAAATCTGCACTAGTCCAATAGTTATCTTTTGTTTTAAATAACATATTTTTTACAAAAGAAGTTTGTCTTATCTTTGGTAATTCATTATACATTTTTTTAAAACGTCTCTCCGCTCTTTGGTCAGCTGCTTCCAAATTTAATTCAGATACACCAAATGGTGGTGCTGCTGCCTTATTAGAAACTTTTCCATTTACAATTGGTTCTATACTATGTTGTGATTGTAAATATGTTGGTAAGCCCGGTGCTCCTCTCAACTTTATAGACATATCAAATACATCTCCATTTGAACTAACACTACCACCAACAATAAATCCAAAAAATGAATCATACTCACCTTTGGATTGAATTCGTTTATTATGTAATGTATTTTGGTCCAAATTATATTTACCAGTATCAGAAACAATAGTAGATGCATTTAATGGTATCAATCCACTTACACCATTATCGGTATTCCACCCATATTCTATTAAAAGTGAATAACCGGGCTCCATTAAGTAAGCTTGTAATGTTTCAACTTGTGCTAAAGTAAATGCTGTTAATTTTAAATCACAATGTCTTGATATTTGGTCTTTACCTTCTTTTACATTTATAGCCGTTACTATTGGTGATGGTTTATACGGAGTATCTAATACCGTTGGGTCTATTGCATATACAGGTTTACCATCCCAACTCATACCAATTGCACCACTGTGTGTAGAATCTCCATAAAATGATGCTTGCGCTACTCCAGCTGCAGTAAACAATTTCCAATCAGGATTTGATGACATTACTAAGCCACCACCAGCACCAGATATTATTCTAACAAAACAATTTAATTTTGATGTTTCAATTGAATCCGTTTGCTTTATTCTGTTTACTATTTCAGGATTTATATTAGTAAGTTGAGGCCACATCTATTATATATTAGTTTGATTATTTACAATTTCTATATATTGTATTGGTATTCTAAGTATAGTACCATCAGGAAAAGAAAACTTTGCATTATGTATATTATTTGCAGCTGCTATAATCCACCACAACGATGCGTGTCCATAAAAATAATTAGCTAAAGTATCCAATCTATCACCAGTTTCAGTAGCAACATAAACATCAGTTTCTCTTAATGGTATGTTTGGATATCTTTTAGTTTTATATACAATTCTACCATCAGTAGTTTTTTTAGTATCATTTGTTTCGTATCGGCTTCTCATATTATGCGATTATAGAGGTTTATGTAGTCGGTGTGTATGGGTTACCATCTCCATAATATTCCTTTCCAGTTCTTTTTTGAACATAAATTGTTCTTCCTTTAGTTTCACCAACAGGTGGAGTGGACTCTCTATTTGTTGGACTAAGCTTTAATCTTTTTTGTACTTCTTTTGCTGCATCACTTACATCATCTGGGTATCTTTCTCCCGATTCGGCCTTATTTGTTTCAGAGGATGGTTTATCAGCATTAGGCGCTTTATATGGAGTATTTGTAGATTGAAGTTTTTTTGCATCGGTTGTGTTATTTTGCTTACTTATTGTAGATGCATCATCAAAAAACCCATACATTTTTCTACCTATTTGTGTTTTATCTTGAATTCCATCTTTATCAAATACAGTATTATATGTATTTGATTTTGCTTCAACAAATTTTAATGTTATTGTAACTTCAACTATCGTTGGTAATCTATAATTTTGTACATTCTTATCATTCAATCCAATTTCCCAAGGATAGTTATCATCTATATTATAAGACATGTTTTCAATAAAACATTCCTTGTCTCTATACATATCACCCAATGTAAATTTTAAAAATGGTGCACTCACTGCTCCGGTAGCACTCATATAATCTTGCGGATAACACAATGATGATAAATAAGCTAATTTTTGCCAACATATTTTATGTTCATCTTTGGTAAGAGAAAATACTTTAAATGAAAATTGTACAGTTCTCTCAATACTTTGATATGTATAAAAATTAAATGGAGCTCCTATAAATCTACTACTATCCCAAGAAGGAGAAAATTGTTCACTCAATCCGGTAATAGTACCTCTAAAAACAACCATAGTGGATGTACCAATAGAAAGAAATTTTAATGGTACATAATCGTTTTCACTATTTTTAAGTTGTTCATCCGTTTCAACTCCATTAACTACTTTGTATGGTAGTTGTGAATTTTTTGTATCCTTTGTACTACCCTTTCCCCCATCTTTTATTCCAAATGTTTCTCTATTACTAATTCGTACTACCTTAGAATAAATCGGGTTTTCATCATTATAATTTGATATTTCTTGATTTTTTTCTTTTAAAAAACGTTTTTTAGTTTGCTTTGCTCCCTCTAAACTCCCAGTGTATTCTAATTCATATAATAATCCAATTCCCATTCTCCCACTATCCGTTGGGTCCAAATCCGGTCCTTGGCGTGGTGTTGTTGGTTCATTTCTAAAATTTAAAGGTGGCCTTCCGTATTGCTTTTCACCATACGTTATTTCACTATATTTTTTTAAAGATGAGTATTTTTTAGATAAATCTGTACTTTGCTGAATATCTTTTGCAAGTTCTTGAGCTTTATCTCCACCTTTTGATAATATTTTTACTAATTGTCTTGATACAGCTTTTTTAGCTTCCTGCTGTGCTATATTAAGACCCTGTCCAATAACAGCTCTTTTAATTTGGTCGGGTGTACCAGTTGCGTTCTTTGCTAAAAATGATGCAACTTTAGTTCCAGAAGATATATCTTTTAATTTTGCTAAAACTTCATGTGTTCTGAATTCTTCGTTAAAGCCCGGTATTTTAGCAACGAACATAGGACTTAATACAACTTTGGATGGAATTAATACATCTGGGAAAAATGCTCCTAATGTATTTTTTATAGATGCCCCAGCTTTTGTAATTGCTGTCTTTGCATTAAATGTTGATGGTACTTTTAATAATCTAGAACCACCAAATTGCACCGCCTCACCAACAGTATCACCTACTACTCTAGCCGCAGTTGCTACCAATCCTCTACCACCAGTTCCAGCTTTCATAGCTTCTCCTAATGATGTATTTTGAGATGAGATTCTTAAAATATCAGTACCATATAATACGGCTGAGGAAAAATTAGCAAATGGAAGTAATCCAACCAATTCACTTTCAACTCTAGTTTCCGTAAATCTTTCAGCAGTTCCACCTAATCTTACTTTATTTATTAAAGGTACTGATGTTTTATTAAGTAAAGGACTTATTGTTGATATCTGAATATCTTTACTATTTCTTACAGCAAATGCCTCTTGTGGTGTTTTACCCTCAAGTCTATCGTATTTTTTGTTTCTAAATAATTCTTCTAAAGTTGGCATCTAATTATCTTTTATTGTAATGCAAAGTTATTTCTAGTACTATTGTCAGTTGTTCTAGTTATATTTGCAGTAACCTTATCGTTATCCATATAAACTCCTATTTTACCACTTGCCATATCCGCTCTAACACCTCTAAATTCGCTTATCAATGCATTTATCATACTATTGTTAGATGATGCCATAGGTGATACAGTTTGTACAGGTGATGTTTGTGATTGTTTTGGACTTGAAAATAAATCAGTTCCAGCTATTACTGAATCTTTGTTATTAAGTTGTATTGCACCTTCAGGTCCCATTAGGGTTCTACTACCATACCCACTACTACCAGCACCAGGTGAAAATACGTCATCTCCAAAACTAGAAGCTTTAGATGCCGCCGCAAATAATGCACCAACCATAGTTGCTGCAATAACTGCACCAATTATTGGTAGTTTTCCCTGTCCACTAAAAATACTAGCTACCGCACCTAACATACTTTTACCTGCAGCTTGAGCATCAGCTATTGCTTGCATTTTTGCTAATGCAAATGTTTTTACTTTATTTGCATATATCATAGCAGTTAATGTAACCAATGTTCCGAAAAATCCTACTAATCCGGCTGTACTTGATGCTATGTAACCAATCACTTTAGCTATTGTACCAAATACATCTGCCATCATAACTAAAATAGGCATTAATGCTTGAAATGCAGGTAACATCCTACCACCAATTTGTTCTACCGAACCAGCTATGGCATTTTTAAATTCATCCATTTGACTCACTATTCTTTGTTGGGTTGCAAATTCTTCTGCTTTTTTCTTTAATTGGTCATCATTCAAATTACTAATATCAACTCCAGAATCTATAAGTGCTTGTGCGTTTTCTAAAGTTTTTCCGCTCATTTTACCAAGCTTATCACGAATACCCAATTGTTTTTCAATTTCTTCCACTTCCATACCCGCTGCTGCAGCTAGGGCCTTTTTTGTATGATAATCTTGTTTAGTAAAATCTCCACTTTGCTCTAATGCATCTAATGTTGCTTGTTGTGCGCCTAAAATATCACCTTCATAAGCTAATGCTCTAGCTCTACTAAGATTAAATTGACCTCCCACAAAAGTTGCTGCTACTAATTCAGCTTCTATACCGGATTCAAAATCTAATAACTTTTCCGCATGGCTTCCGGCATCTTCTAAAGTTGTACCTAACATTTTAGCTTTTGCAGCGGATTGTATGAATAGTTGTACATTACCTTTCATGTGCTTAGAAAGAACTCCAGCACTCTTTGACATATCCTTAAACATTTCAGCAGGAGATACACCAACTCCTTCTGCTAACTTAGCCGCCATCATTTGAGTATTGGCTGCAGTGGCTTCTGATAATCCACCTATTTGTTCAAACGATGCTTGTATGGCTGATGAATCTTGTGCACTAATACCCATCGTTGCTTTCATAAGAGATAATGAATCAACCGTACCTTGTGCAAAATGGAACATATCACTTTGGGAATTGGCTAGTTCGTTCATTACATCATAGGCATCTGCCATAGTAACACCCAACCCTCTGTATGCCAATCCAGTATGATGTACCGTGTCATCAATTTCTTTGGTCATATTATTAGTAAAGCCAGTATTCTCTTTATACTTTGCCGCAGCTTCATCCATTTCCAAAAATGCATGTACACCAGCCATTAATCCAGCTGCCACTAATCCAGTTAAAAATACACCCTTTCCAAGGTTTTTTACCATTCCTTTTGTAAATTCCAAAGCTTCACTTATTGGTTCCGGTAGATGGTGCATAACTTTATGCATTTGCTCATGTAATTCCTTTTGCCTCTCTATTTTCTTTTCTAACTTATCATTAACTAAATACAACTGCATAGCATCAGCTTGTTGTTGTTTTGTTAAGTGAGATATACTCTTTTGGAATTTTTCCATTTTATGAGCAGATGATTCACTATGTGAGTGATGTGAATCTGCTTCTTTGGCAAGGTCTAATGTTTTTGCAACCAATACTTCTAAAGTTTCCCTTCTCTTTGCTGCCATTTCAGAAGCTTTACCTTCCGATTTTACTTCCTTTTCTTTTAACTTTACTAACGATACGGATATTGATTCTATTGAACCAGCAATACCCAATCTACCATTTATTTCTTTTTTAGCAGTTTTACTAAGAGATGCAATTGATTTGTATGTTTTTTCCTCATACTCATTTGCTTCTTGTATTTTTTTTAATTTAGAAATTCTGTCATTTGATAATTTGAGTCTTATTTGTTCTTGCTCAATTAAATCTTCTAAATTTTCCTTCTCTTTACCACTTGAAGTTGCTGCTTTTTTATTTTGTTCGGCAATTCTTTCCCTAATACGAGATTCGTCTTGTAGTAAATCGTTTAATTCCTGTTGTTCTTTCGGAGTTAGTGGTTTATTAGTTGCCATCTATGATATAAAAATTATTTGAACTGCTTTGGGTCTACCAATCCATATTTAATAAGTTGTTTCCAAGATTCAGGATCAGTGTCTTTTATTTTTTGTAATCTTGGTTGATATGATTTTGCAATATCATATAATTCGTCATCCAATTTATTTAATACAGGATCATCATCTATTACTTGCTGTAATGTTTGTGGTTTCTTTTTACCAAACCATCCCCAAAATTCATTTAAATTTTCTTTTGATATTTTATATTTTTTCATAATCTATATAGTTTAACATCTATAAATATCCTATAAATAAAAAAGTTAGGATTATCGATTAACCCTAACTTTTGATGCCGCTTTATTTGATTTTTCTATTTGGTCATTTTCTTTTTTCTTAGCATCAGCTAATTTATTATAGTAAAACATTCTTAATCGGGTTGGCATTTGGTATAATTCCATCATAGTAAATCCGTTTCCGTAATGTACCATGTCAAATATTTGAGAATGTAGTTCTATACTATGACCCGGTGGAAGGCCAAAAAAAGCCAACCCCTAATGTGATAGGCGCCTCCTCCACCTCACCATCACTATGTGTATGAGTATAAGTCATATCCATATCCGGAGATATTTCTTTAACATGTTGTCTAAATGCTCTACTATCCAACGCTCTCATATTATTAACAAATCTAGTAATATGTCCAACTTCAGCATTACCATCAACTGATTTAATCATATATCTCAAACGAGTTGTAATATCAGATGATAAATCTTTATTTAATTTTTTAAGAGCTTCAATTTCTTTATCAATATCATTTTCATCACCATGTGTAAGAATTTTAAATACTATTTTGTTTTTACCATGAGGTGTAACGTATTCAAATTCATTCTTATTATTAAATAGCGATAAATCTACATCTTTGGTTTTAACCTGTGTTAAATCCATATTTACATTGATATACTCTCCTGTTTTTGATGAGTAGAATGAAAAATCATATTCAGGCCCATATCCCAATACTCTAGTTGCCAATAAAATTGCGTTCTTATCGCCAATTATAATATCTTTTGGGTTTACACTATCCACTATAATAGATTCGAATAGTTTATCCAACACAACACCTTTTTTGATAAGGTTTGTAGAAGAAAGAATATCTTCTTCCTTTGCTGTCATTAATTTAATTGTAATCCTACCAGATGATAGTGGGTTATCTTTTGGATATACCTTACCTTCCGATGGTAAATCCAACACTTCCGTTGGAAAATCATATTGCTTTTCGCTCATAACTTTGTTTATTTTAAGTTTGTATATATAAATACATTAAATTAAAATTTTTAAAAATAAAAAACCCCCACCATTTCTGATGAGGGTTGTCCTTCGGTAGCATCCGTAAGGAATATTTTTTAGAATTCTAACACTGCGTAATCGTAAGTCAATGTTAATGTAATTGTTACAGGCTCATTTGTTGTACTATATGCTAAATCTCCAAAGTTTGCTTGAGAGATAAATGCACCTTTCAATTTCCATTGTTCAATCTTATCACCAACAGGTCCTAATAGGTAAAAATCAATATCTTTTTTATACATTTCTGCATACCCATCTCTACCAGTAATAGATTCGTGTGATAAACGAACCCACTCCATTACTGCTTGTGCTGCTGATGGTACGATTGGGTCATACAAAGTAATTTCCAAATCTTGCCACTCACCTTTACCTTTCAACTTTCTATAAACGTTGATGTGGTCTATTTTTACAGTTTCAAACTGAATTGTTGGGCGGTTAGCCGCACTTACCGTAAATGATGGGATTGCCGTATCGGTCAATTCCATTATATAACGGTTTTTCATTTTTGGTTCGAAGTTCGTATAGAACATCTTATCGAAGGATAGAATATCTGCCATTTTTATTGCCCTTTTATTTAATTATAAATATCTAATTTGTTTGTTTTTATATTATGCTGAGAAACTTGCTCCAGTTGGTAAGATATTGAAATCAATTACTATGAATTCAGCTGTCTTAGCCGGTTGTAAGAAAATTTGTCCCGCCATAATATTTCTATCTATTACATCCGGAGTGTTGTTGGTTTCATCCATCACCACTTTGAATGCGTATAAACCTTGTCTTTGTTGAACTGTCTCCAAATATGGATTAACAGTGTTCAAGAATCTTCCTCTAGTTTCTGAAGTATTTTGTTCGAACACTAAGAAACGAGATGTAGATGCGATGAACTTCTTAACAGTGATAAGTAATCTTCTAACATTGATTCTATCTAAAGCAGATGCTTTATCTTGCAATGTCTTCTGTCCGAATGCTACAATACCTTGTCCAGGGAATGCTGCGATTGGGTTTACTTTGTTCTCATATAGAGTGTCTCTCTCTGCATGTGTTAATCTATTCAATACACTAACTGCTCCTACGATACCACCTCTATTTAAACCAGCAGGTGCAAACCATTCAGCTGCCAATCTATCGTTAGAAGCGTAAACCGCTGGTAACAATGTAGATGGTGGAACAGTTGTAAGTTTGTTAGTATTTGTATCAATTGTTTTAACCCAAGGATAGTAAGTACCAACATAGTTTGAATCAACAGAGTTAGCTTCTTCAGTTGCTTGAGTTATTGTATCTGCGTAATCGTTGAAATCAGCGATATAGAATGCATCTTGTCTTTCTTCAACCATATCAATTACTCTAGTAGTAATAGCTGGGTGTAATCTTCTTACAATACCAGGAGTTGCTACCATATTGATATCATACTCATCAGCGTTTGAAATTGCTGCTATTGCTTTAGTATATGCTACTGAACCAGATGATGTTGAAGTAGAACAATTAAATCCTTGCGTATTACCAGCACCCCATCCATCATCACCAGCTTTTAATATTGGTATAGTTGGATTCATACCATCAAATCCCATTTGGAATCCTAATACAAATTGTCTTTTAACCATATCTGCTGATTTTGAACCAGTCATTACATAAGTTAAACCATTTGCATCAAATGCGAATGCTACGTTAGAACCAGTCTCAGCGTTTGTTGGAATTGGTTTTAAGTAGTTTGCGTTATCTAATTTAACACCATTAGTTTCAAAATCAAATCCACTAAAATAAATTGGAGATGATGCTGTGTTACCTGTTGAGTTAGTTTGGTATGTTACTGCAGGTACTAAAAGTGATTCTGCGTTATTAGTTGCTTTAATTGGGTTTGTATATGCTCCATGTCCGAATGGTGCTGCTGAAATTGGATTTGCTACACTATTAGATGCCATTTGAACTCTCACATATTGTGATTTGTTTGTATAATCACCAAATTCTGTCATTTTACCATCTAAACCAATTGTGAAATATCTATCACCAATTCTTCTAGCGATATAGTTTGGAGAAGCAGGGTCTAAGTTTACATTGTTATATGTTTCAACAACACTCTTTCTCTTATCAGTATCACCGAATGAACGGATTGTTACGGTAAATGTAGAATAATCAGTACCACCATCTTCACCAGCTGCCTTTACATTAGAAATACCAATTTTAAATTTAGTATTATACAATGTACCATGTCCTAAAGTTACAAATTTGAAAAGGTCATATCTTTCACCACTAATTAATTGTGATTCAACAAACGGAGTTTCTGCCGCTTGTGCATCAAATGCGAAATTTTGAGTAGGTAATACAACTCTACTTATTACAATATTATTTGCCCCAGAACCAGTTGTTGCTGAACCTGTGTAAAATGATGCTACATTTTCAAAATAATTATATACATAAGCTGCTTTACTACCAAGTGGAGACTCACCAAATACATCACTTAAATCATTAGGGTCCGATGGTAATATAGATGCTGATACCCAAGGTAATCCAGAGCCAGACATAATAAACGAACCATCATTAACACTATCACTTGCTACAATTGCTCCTTGAAATCCGTAGTTTTGGAATCCATTTTTTGTTGAGTGTAATACACCAATTAATTTTGTTCCTAAACTTTGATTTTGAGAACCACTAGCAAAAATAGCTAAAGGTGCGGTTTGTTGGTATCCACCAACTCCACCAACCCTAACGATTGTTGCTACTCCAGCTTCTCTTAAGTAGTTTTGTACTGCATATTCAGTATAATAAGTCCCATCAGGTGTTCCGAATATACTTTCGAATTCTGATTGTGTTCTCACAATGGTTGGAACGAATACAGGTCCTTGCTTAAAAGGTCCTATGAATGCTGCTCCAATTTCACCAATTCCTTGCGCTAAGAAGGATAGGTCATTTTCTCTTGTGAATACGCCAGGTGATACGATTCTTTCTGCCATTTTATTTCTCCAATTTGTGTTTTAAGTTTGTATTTGCTAGTTGTGAAATACAGATATAAATATAAAGAAAATATCCAAAACATAATATAATGCTTTGGATATTTAAACTATACCATTTTTTATATTATTAACGTGCTATTGAACCAGAATTAGAACCAGATGTAGGTGACCAAGGTAAATCTATTTCGTTTACATCTTGAACAACTCCTCTACTAGCTTCAATTGCTTTTTCGATTCTTTCACTAATATGAGGCCAATAGTTTGTTGGGGTAGAACCACTAACGTGATTTTTAATCCAACCTAAAACTTCAGTTTCGGTTAAAGATGAATACTCTACAAAGTTATCAGGATTTACCGAATTTAATGAAAATGGGGTTGCTCCCACAAATGTACCAGATACTCCATCAGAATCATCTGTACCAATACATTCCCATCTTGTTCCAATAATAACATTTTCTAAATCGTTATTATTTGCTTTTTTTAAGGATGTTATTTTCCAAGTATAATTAATTGCCATTTTGTTATTGTTTAGTATAAATATATTAAATTATAAATTAACTATTATCATGTCTTATTACTGTAAAATTAAAATCTTCACATAATTTCTCTGCTAAAAAATAATTACTACCACTCCATGCATTTAATACCGTTTCAGGAACTTTCCATTCTCCATTTGTTACAACAACATCTGGAATTGCTACTGATTCTCTATTAGGATTTCGATACTTTAATTCATATCTAAGTACACAATCATCGTATTCTAAGTCATATCTTAGTACATTTGTAAAAATAGTATTGATTGTTTTTCCAAATATAATTTTATCTTCTATGTGTGTTGTCATTTTATTTTGTTTTATACGTCTTGTAATACTGTTGCTGATTGGATTACGTTTCTTTCCATTAAATCTGCTGCTATCTTTGCTTTTAACAAAGGATATGCTTTTGCGAATATATTATCTCCTTCTAATGAACTAAAATCAGGAACTTTTTTCTGATATACTCTACCATCTATAATTTCTTCTTCAATTCTAGCCATTTCTATTGAATGCCAATGTGGTATTGCATCTACTTTTGCAAGAAATCTTTCTTGAATAGGTGCACCCATACGATTAGAAATGTTTGTTTCTAATAATCGTGCCGTTTCTTCATCTTTAAAAACACTCACATATAATTCCAATGCACCTTTGTTTCTATCCACCACATAGCGATATATTCTTACATAAGCTTCATCGGTTATACCTTGCGATGTTCCTATTTGTGCTGCTATTTTAATTGCCATAATTATTCCGTTTTATATATATATAAATATATAGATTTTTACTCAAAACCTATTTTTTCTTTTAAATTTTTTATTTCAGCTCTAGCTTCATCTAATTCAGTCTTCAGTTCCTTAATAGCCTCCAATAGTAATGCTGGAATACCTCTATCTCTAATTGCCAAATATCCATCAGCACCCTCCCTAACCAAATCAGGAACTATATCTTCAACTTCTTGAGCGATAAATCCAATATCATGTCTTAATCCTGTTGTTTCGTATTCATCAGTACCTTCTCTCCAATCAAACTCAACCCCTCTCATTTTCATTACCTTTTCTAATGAATTTTCTAAAGCTATTACATTATCTTTTAATCGTCTATCCGAAGGAGAACCATACGCAATGATGTTGTTTGATGCTATAATCTGTCCATCATATCTTAATGCAATTGTAGCACCACCACCTCTATTACCAGTGTGAATTCTTAAACCATACGAAGCTCTTAATGCTAAATAGCCATCGTTCAAATCACAAAGGTCACCATCATCAGATACCCAAACACCACCACCACCATAGTTATCAAAGTTTGAACGGAGTACATAAGGAGTACCTAAAGTATCATCGTTCAAATAATATCTCTGCCATCTTGAAGACCAACCACCCCAACGTATAAGGTTATCACCATCCAAACCTAAGTTAATAGCGTAGTATCCAGATTTATGGAATGACATGAATGCTCCGTTATTACCAGTAGAGTATGGTTGACACATTGCCGAATCGGTTTGTGTAGCATAATATCCTCTATTGTATAAGAAGTATAATCTTGATGTTGTAGTAAAATCGTATGTTGGTAAACAATATTCTGCTCTGTTATTAGAGTCAATCATTGCTTTCCAACCACTATTACCAGACCAAGAGTTTCTAAACCATAATCTATCAACAGGTCCACCAACTAATTGCCACCCATATCCACTATTATATGAGTTTACATAGTGATATGTTTGAACACCCACCCAATGCGAAGTACCAGGAGGTTGGTTAGCCGGGTTTGACCAAGTATCAATATCACCGCCACCCCAATCCATTACCCAGTTGAAGTCCGTAGTACCCCAACCCATATTACCTGTCCAATAGTTTCTATCTCCAGTATAATCTTGCGGTCTTCTCCAGTTTGATTTACCTGTAATTGAAATATTACCTTTACCTCTATCTTCCAATCCCAACCATTGAGAACGAGCATTCGGGTCCATATAGTAACCGGTATCATTTCTATCATAATAAATGTATGCTCTAGCATCGTTCATATATGTAATACGATACAACTCCATGTGAGCGTTACCATATTCAATACGAATCTGCCAGTTACCAGAACTATTCAACATACCAAATCCACTACCATCCCAATATCCAGAGTATCCTCTTAAATCAGATTCATAGTTATTGTACATTACAACACCACCATATCCATATCCACCACCAGCTGATTTCCAATATCCATTATTTGAATACCAGTGCATTCCTCTATTTTGATTATATAAACCATGCCCAGACGTATTATTTCTAAACCATCCGTTTACATAAACCTCTTGGAATGTAGGTCCGGCATCAGTTCTAACGTTTTGGTTAGCCCAGTTAGATAACCAACCTAAATAAGCAGTGTAATGGTTACCATCTACTGCAAATTGATGCGGTTCTGAACCAGAAGGTCTTCTGAATATCCAATATCCCTCTTGCATTTTTTGGAAATACATGTGGGAACTATGCCATTGTATTTTGTTGTATTCACCTGTCCAGCCACCACTATCACTGTACAACATATAACCGGCGTTGATATAAATGTTATTAGCGTTTACAAAGTTTAATCGGTTTGTTGAAGCAGGGTCACAATAGTATCCACTATTATTTGTATCATAGAAAATAGTTGCGTAAAAATCACCACCACTTCCTAAGTACATATTACCAACCCAATAGTTGTACATTGCTACTCTATACCCATTAAGGTACATTTCATTTACGTTGAAATAGAAATTACTTCTATCAGTATAGATGTGAGCATGTGATGTATTTGCAGGTCCAAATTCAATATATCCATAAGGGGTATTGTGTCTATAACCCCAAGAACCACCTGCTAAATAATAACTACCATTACCATAATCCATTGATGCTAAACGAGAACGTCCAGCTGGGTCTACAAAGTATCCAGAGTTATTTCTATCATACATTATTGGTGACCATATTGAACCAGGTACATGGAATTCACTACCATAGAAATATCCACTACCTTCAATATTACCAGTACCGGTTGCGGATATATACGAATCAATATCATAAGTACCAGCCATTGATTGAAATACAATTCTACCAGTAGAACCTAATCTAATTCTATCATGTATCGTTGATGTATCAACATCATTACCTTTGAATATTAATAATTCGGATTGGTCTGTTGTTCCCCATAATCTTTCAACTAATGCAGTGTGGTTATAAGAACCTACCGCATCACCAGTAACACCTCTAAAGTATATACCTTGCGTTGAATCATTAGGTGGGGTTATTTGAATACCACCAATTCTAGATGTACTTCTAGGGTCAACATAATATGCTGAATCATTTGCATCATAGAAGATAGTACCATATATAGGATATCCACTATAAACATAAGAACTATAAATTTCCCAAGTTGTAGTACCACTTGCGTTTATACCACCACCCATATTAAAGTGCAATCCAGCAGTTGAACCATTTACTCTAAAGTTTGCCCAGTTTCCACTATCCAATGGTGATATCCAAATCATTTTGGTATTATCATTGTTTTGGATTTGTAATGCCGATGTCCAAGCTCCAGGGTATGAACCATAGTTGTATTCACCAAATCCGTCTTGCTTAATAGTTAATGCTCTTGTTGCGGATGATGTACCTGTTGTATTCATTTTAAGATAACGAATGTTTGTAGTACCATTAGGGTCTACATAATATCCAGTATCATTATAATCATAGAATATTGGCGAACGCATCTGATTGTATGCGTAGAAGATACCACCACTAAATTCACCCCAGTTACTATTAGTACCAGCACCAAAGTATATTACACTACCATCATAGTGGTTTAGATATAAAGCATATCCGCTACCAGCATCTAAGTGTAAGTTACCATTTGTAGTTGCTACCGATGCAAACGCACTATCAATATATCCGTTTCTACCATCACCACCAACTAAAAGATATGCTCCCCAAGTGTTGTTCGGCCCAAATAATGCACCACCTCTCATTCTTAGGGCGGTCATTCCTGTTGAGTTAGGGTCTATATAATACCCACTATCATTAGAATCATAAAATATACTACCATAAACAGACCCAGCAAAATATGCAATAGGAGAACCACTTTCTCTACCAATATATGCAAATTGGTTATTTCCAGTGGTATTATCCATAAAGCGAACATACGAATTATTATTGTTATCGTTTGAATCTACTCTTAAGATAATATCATTGAATGAGTTAATACTCATTGAATCTGAAAAACTACCATTCAAATCAGTTGATGCTATACCATGGTTTGTATATGAATCATAAGATGCGTTCCAATCAAATGAGAAATATGCAATTCTACTTATGTAAGCACTATATGTACCATAAGGTGCCCATATTGAATATTCAGAACCTACTCTAAATGAACCTTGTGCTCTAACATAGGCATCAACATAAACATTCTTAGAACCTCTAGAACGAATCCAAGTACTATCAATCATGTACCAACCACCACCCCAGCCAAATCCTAATTCTTCATCTCTTAAGAATGATGCAGCTCCTCTACCAAATACGATTGCGTCTTGGTTTCCTAATAATTGAATTGAACCATTTACGAATAATCTATTGTTTGTAATAGTGCTTATTACAGAAGCGTTATCTGATGAAGTATATGAAAAATCTGATGTATTAATTCCTACGTTGCCACCATTATCCATTAAAATATTACCACCATTGAACCTCATCTGCCAAGTATCATTGCCACCAATATACAATTCATCCCCAGCTCCAGCTCGTATCATAGAAGCGTTTGTTCCAGCTGATACAAGTCTTAAAGTAGAAGATGCATTTAGATTAAATAATGCAGTAGTTAATACACTATTACCATTAGGGTCTACATAATAGCCTGTATCGTTTTGGTCATAAAATATAGGTGCTCTCATGTCTACACTTGCAATAACATTACCAGAGCTATTAATAGCTAATGACCAGGATGAACCATATCCATCATTATCAAATCTGAATGAACGAGCATCAACATTATAATCACCACTACTAACTATTGTTCTAGAACCCCAACTTCCAACTGAACCAGCCGTTCCACCCTGATAAATGTATCCACTTACATGAATATCTCCATTTGCACTTAATCTAGTATCAGGAGTTACACCACCTAAACCTATTTGACTAAATCTTACAATATCAGTTGTTCTAACGTTTTGGTCCATATTAGCTGCAAAAGCGTATGATGTTGTATCCATTATACGTTTCCATGCTCCCCATGTAGTAGAACTACCATATCTCAACCACATATTACCATTATCGGTAAATCCTAATTCGTTTGCACCACCACCACTCCAATCGGTTGATGAACCATATTTACGGAAATACATTACACCATTGTAAGTACCACCATCACTTAAACCATTTGTTGAGTTTTGTTTGAAATCAAATCTAACACCCTGGTTTGCATTTTGAGTTTGTGGTGTACTAGCAGTTGCTCTTGTATCCTGTACATTTATAAAGGTTGCCGTTGTTGATGTAGTTGCGTTTCCTATTAAGTTTGCAGTTACCTGATTGAATGTTACGTTATCGGTTGTACGAACATTTTGGTTCATTAAATAAACTTCGGTTGCTCCTTGTCCAGTATCAATTGTACCACTTATTACAATATTTCCAGCACTTACTGAAAGGTTTCCACCAGTTACACTTACACCATTAGTAGCTGTAATTGTTGCATATTGAACGTTATCAGTTGTACGAACATTTTGGTTCATTAAGTAAACTTCAGTTGCACCTTGACCTGTATCTATTGTGCCACTAAGAACTACGTTACCACTTACTGATAAAGTATTATCTGCTGTCCATCTATCAGTACTTTCATCCCAATAGAATGATACCGTTGATGATGAACCTCTCCTAACTTCTATACCAGCATTTTCAGTTGGTGCTCCAGTTGTGAAGTTTGAGTTAAGAGTTATTATATTATCCGCTAATAGGATTGTTTCCGTATTAATCGTTGTTGTTGTACCACTTACAGTAAGGTTACCACTAATTGTAGCATCTCCAGTTACTGTCAATGTACTACCATCAAATCTTAAGTTTGCTTCAACAGTTGCATTTGGAGCAGTTCCATTTAAAGTAATTACACCATTATCAGTTGTACCAGTTAATGATAATAATCCAGATGTACCACCACTTCCAGAAGAACCAGCCGAACCAGACGTTCCCGAAGTTCCTCCACTTCCAGATGTACCCGCACTTCCAGTAGTTCCCGAAGTTCCACCACTTCCAGAAGAACCACCACTACCAGACGTTCCTCTAGTTCCAGAAGTTCCTCCACTTCCAGCTGAACCAGATGACCCAGACGTTCCACCACTACCAGATGTTCCAGTTGTTCCCGATGAACCACCACTTCCAGATGTTCCAGTTGTTCCTGATGAACCGGCAGAACCAGAAGTTCCAGCAGAACCAGAAGTTCCAGCAGAACCAGAAGTTCCAGCTGAACCAGAAGTTCCAGCTGAACCAGAAGTTCCAGCTGAACCGGATGTGCCCGTAGTTCCAGATGTTCCAGCTGACCCAGAAGTACCAGCACTACCGCTTGTACCTGTTGTTCCAGACGTACCACTATCACCAGTTCTTGCAAAATCAACTACTAATTGAGCGTTGTTAGTTGGTAGTGTACCACTAACATACGTTACAGGTATTTTAAAATATCCAGATGCATTTGTTACGTTACCTGTAATTGTGAATATGTTATTTACCGTACCACTATCTCTTGATGATAGTATAAGAGTACCTCTATTATTTGGTGTATTACTATCATCCCAACTATTAAACCATGCTAATTGGTTATTACCACTTTGGTCTAAAATATCAATGTATAGGAAAGTTACCGATGCAATTGTTGCATTATTATATCTAACCAATCCATTACCAGGATCCGAATCAGTTATTGTTGTTGAAAAATCATATTTTATTCCACCACTTTGTCCGCTAGTACCACCAGTTCCAGAAGTACCAGTTGTACCGGATGTACCTGCGCTTCCAGAAGTTCCTGTTGTTCCAGAAGAACCAGCCGAACCCGTTGACCCAGAAGTACCTGAAGTACCAGATGAACCAGCAGTTCCAGCTGAACCAGTTGAACCAGTTGTTCCACTACTTCCCCCACTTCCACTACTACCACTTGAACCAGATGTTCCAGAAGTTCCTGAAGTGCCTCCAGTTCCAGATGTACCACCTGTACCACCTGCTCCACCTATACCAGAAGAACCTGATGTACCACCAGTTCCAGTTGAACCAGAAGTTCCTGATGTTCCAGAAGAACCACCACTTCCACTTGTTCCAGAAGAACCACCAGCACCAGTTATACCTCCACTACCAGCACTACCACTTGTTCCACCACTACCAGACGTTCCATTTATTCCCGATGAACCATTCGAACCAGAAGAACCAGATGAACCTGTTAATCCAGAAGTACCACTAGAACCAGTTGTACCAGATGTACCTGCCGAACCTGTTGTACCTGCCGAACCCGTTGTACCAGCCGAACCCGTTGAACCAGATGTTCCTGATGTGCCACCGCTACCACTACTTCCACCACTACCACTTGAACCAGATGTACCACCACTTCCGGATGAACCATTCGTACCAGAAGTTCCCGATGTACCACCACTTCCAGAAGAGCCAGATGTACCACCACTTCCGCTTGTGCCAGATGTTCCACCACTACCACTACTTCCAGATGTACCAGAAGTTCCCGATGAACCACCACTACCAGACGTTCCAGCAGAACCCGTTGAACCAGATGAGCCACTTGTACCCCTAGTTCCAGAAGAACCAGATGTACCACCACTACCACTACTTCCAGATGTACCCGAGCTACCTCCACTACCAGAAGAACCAGAAGAACCACCACTACCACTACTTCCAGAAGAACCAGAAGTTCCAGATGTACCAGAAGTTGCTGCTGCAAATCTTCTACCAATTCTACCTGTTGCTAAATTTATAACAAGTACTTCATTTGTAGTATCATCGGTTGGTAGTGTATTTCCAGTAATTCCTATACTACCACTAACGGATAAGCTACCAGTTATTTCTTGTCTATCAACAACGTTATCTCCAAATTTATTTGAACCTGATGCGAATATTACCGATGATGAAATAAATGTTGTATGTAATTCAGTTGATGTAATTCTACCACCTACATTTAAGTTTTGTGTTATTACAACTGAACCAGTTATATTTGAATTACCATTAACTGCTAAACCACCACTTATTGAAGTTGGTACATTTACTACCAAGCCTCTATTTGGTGAAATATTTGCAATTGCCGAACCTGATTTTATTTGGTCTAAATCTCCAATGGATGTTGCTTGAATATTAAACAATCCACTACCATCTCCTCTAAATAAAGATGCGGATATAGATGATGAAATATTAAGAGAGCCTGTTATTTGTACATTACCTCTTATTGATATTGGAGAATTTGATTGACTAACTATTAAATTAGTTTGAATACCAGAAGCAGTAAAATTACCTACTACATTCACCGATTCCGATGTGAAGTTGGCGATTCTACTCCCACTCACAAATAACGAAACTAAGCTTGAACTTAATTGATTTAAACCATTAGGGTTACCTCCTAAATATTCCATTCATTAAAACTTTTATGTTATCTCCAATACTGAAACAATTACATCTGCCGAATTAGCTAATGATGAAGTTACTGAAAGAAAATCTCCTGCTTCCAAAACTAATTTTTGCTCACCACCAACCAATACATTAGAACTACCAGGCATAATTAGAGAATCTTTCACAACATATACAACTTTATTTGCAGAGTTATCTCTAACCATCACACTAACTGAAATATTATTTGTGTTTACATTCGCTACACCAACACCAATTACAGTCGTTGATGTATTAACAGGAGTTTCGTAAACTTTAACACCTGTTGTTCCAATTGAACCCGTTATACTATTTTTAAATGCGTTTGCCATTTCTTTTTATTTTTTTATCCCAATGCTATTGCAAATGCGATAGCTGAATCTAATACATTTACCCCATCTACTAAATATCCTCCGGCCGTTAAATTCATCGAACCTGTCATTTTAATAGAACCACTTACTGATAAACTATTATTTACAATAAGATTATTAAATGATGCTTGTTGTACATCAATTGTTCCTTTAAAAGAACCAGTCAACGAACCAGTAAACGAACCACTAAGGTCAGCAAATGCGTTATTTCTATCTTGAATTATTGAACCCGAAAATATGGGACTATGTATTACCATTTGTATCTACTCTTTTAAGTTATAGATATAAATATAAACTATCCCTCTTTTAAGGTTTAACAGGCCAAGTTATATTAAATGGATTTGTCTGATTTGTAATATCTCTTAAATCTTTTCTATAATTACTCCACAAATTTTTAATTTCAGTTGAAATATCACTTAATTGAGTCCAATCACATTCTACTAATAATTGATTTCGTATTTCTCTAATCTCAAACCACTTATCTTCTAATCTTTGTGATATTTCAAATTCAGTTGCATTAGTTTGTATCCAATTTTGATAATATTTACCATCAATTAATGTTGGAGTACCCTCTATAATATTTTTTGTGTAATCATTTGGAGCTGCTGAAAATTGAACTTCATACATATCCCATTCTACTAATTGTTCATTACTTAAATTAGCAGGTAAACTTACATTTGGTAAAGAATCTCTTAAATCTTTTATCGTATATGGATAGGTTGTTGTGTTATTTACTATTCTTAGATACATAATTTATTTAAAATTTAAAGGTATTGATGCAAAGTTTGATAAACCAGTACAATTATTAAACGCATCAGTGCCAGCTGGTGTTGGTATTCTATTCCAAAGTTCAGGTGCAGTTCCTGTTAATGCATTTGTAGTAGAACTCATATTATATACGTTATTAAAAATTGTTACTCCAGTATTAAATGTAAATTGTAACACATTTGTAAGAGAACGACAGTTTCTGAATGTACCAGAAAAGTTTACAACATTTGTATTTGTATCAAACAAAGTTGATGGAACTGATGTAAGTGATGTACATCCAAAGAAACACGATGCAAATGTTGTTGCTGATGTTACACTATTAAATAATCCCGTTGGTACTGTTGTTAATGTTGTTATAGATGAAAAAGTATCAGTAAATGTTGTAGCGTTTGGAGAAAAATTAAATATATCAGTCGGAATTGATGTTATTCTAGTACCTCTCATAAAATTACCAAAAGAAATAACTTCATTTAATCCCGTATATCCTCCAACTAAATCCAAAGATGCACTTCCAGGTATTGCTGTTAAATTTACACAACCATAAAAATTTATAGAACGTAACCCAACAATTCCCCATTGTACTAATTCAGTAATAAGATTTCTAATAGCAGAATTATTATTTACAGTAAATCCCGGCATAAATCCACTAATAGTAATTGTATATGTTCCAGGTGATACATAAGTATGTATTCTATCAACCGAAGTTGATGATGTAATTAATGGTGATATACTACCATCTCCCCAATTTATATTAAGAACGGGAGTTAATCCGCTATAATCTGATAATGGACATGTAAATATCGTATTTGATGCGGTTGTTGTAACCCTAAAAACAAAGGGGAACACTATTGCCGAATCAGATGGTATTAATTTTCTTGCTATACTCATAACTTTAATTATTAACTAAGATTTTTTCCAACTACAAATCCATAATATGTTGTACCTCCATTGAATGTAAAGAATGTCAATACATCAACACCAGATGATGTTAATATTGGAGCAGTACCACCAACCCAATCAATTGAAGCTGGCCATGTTATCGAATAAGTACCTGCATTTACCATTGTGAATGTAAATCCAAACGCATTTGATGCTGGTGGGTTACTAAATGATATAGTTGCTCCTGCATTAAATTGTCTTCTAAAGTTATTTGCTGTTGCTAGGTCTAATGTTACACTTCCACCAGTTGCTAAATCAGAATATGTTTCTCTAAATGTGGTTGATGTAATAAATGTGGTTACAACTACATTTCCAGTAACTGATAATGAAGTTCCATCAAATGTCATATTAGATTCTGCTCTTACATTTGGAGCTACTCCTTCTAATGTTAATACACCATTATCAGTTGTACCACTAATTGTAGTAAATCCAGATGTACCATTTGTACCAGCTCCACCAGATGTACCAGAAGTAAATTCCGCAGGAGATGTACCAGAAGTACCACTTATACCAGAACTACCAGTTGTTCCAGAACTAAATCCAGCTGCTGATGTTCCAGATGTTCCCGATATACCATTAGTTCCATTCACAGCAGATGTACCAGAAGTTACTCCATTAAATGATGTACCAGATGAACCCGATGTACCATCTTGTCCAGTACTACCAAGAGCACCATTTGTTCCCGATGTACCGCTTGTTCCAAAGAAAGTTCCATCTAAACCAGATGTACCACCACTACCGGATGTACCAGTTGAACCAGATGTACCATTCGTTCCAGAAGAACCGGATGAACCAGCTGTTCCTGTTGTTCCGTTTGTGCCGGATGTACCGCTTGTACCATTACTACCAAAGAAAGTTCCGTCTAAACCAGAAGTTCCAGAAGAACCAGAAGTTCCAGATGTACCATTTGTTGAATCAACTCCAGATGTACCTCCTGTACCAGAAGAACCCGATGTAGATGATGTTCCACTACTTCCAAAGAATGTTCCATCTAAACCAGAAGTACCGCTACTTCCGCTTGTGCCAGATGTACCACCTGTACCAGTTGAACCTGCCGTTCCGGTTGAACCAGACGAACCTGAAGTAGATGATGTTCCACTACTTCCAAAGAAAGTTCCATCTAATCCAGAAGTTCCAGAAGAACCAGAAGAACCAGATGTACCCGAAGTGCCAGATTCTCCGCTTGACCCAGATGTTCCGGCAGTTCCAGCTGTTCCACTACTTCCAAAGAAAGTTCCATCTAAACCAGATGTTCCAGAAGTTCCCGTTGTCCCAGATGTACCATCTACTCCCGAAGTTCCGTTTTCTCCACTTGTACCAGATGAACCAGATGAACCAGAACTTCCAAAGAAAGTTCCATCTAAACCAGACGAACCTGAAGTACCATTTGTACCACTACTTCCGCTTGAACCAGACGAACCAGAAGTTCCCGATGTGCCGGATGTTCCACTACTTCCGAAGAAAGTTCCATCTAAACCAGATGAGCCGGATGTACCATTTGTACCACTACTTCCGCTTGTACCAGATGAACCAGATGTTCCATCCGTTCCAGATGAACCACTACTTCCAAAGAAAGTTCCATCTAAACCACTTGTACCAGTTACACCCGATGAACCAGACGAACCAGAAGAACCAGCAGAACCTGTTGTACCATTTGTACCACTTGTTCCATCCGTACCGCTTGTACCACTACTTCCTGATGTTCCTGTTGAGCCTGTTGTTCCAGATGAACCTGTTGTTCCGCTTGTACCATCAGTTCCCGTAGAACCAGATGAACCCGAACTTCCATCCGTGCCAGAAGTACCATTTATTCCAGATGTGCCTGATGTACCAAATGAACCCGTTGTACCGCTTGTACCATCAGTTCCAGTAGAACCACTACTACCAGCTGTACCGGTACTTCCATCCGTACCAGATGTTCCCGAAGAACCATCTACACCACCACTTCCGCTTGTACCATCAGAACCAGTTGTACCAGATGTGCCCGTTGTACCAGATGTTCCATCACTTCCACTACTACCAGCTGAACCACTACTTCCATCTGAACCAGAAGTTCCCGATGTACCAGCTGAACCAGCTGAACCGCTTGTACCAGCTGAACCGCTTGTACCAGCTGAACCGCTTGTGCCGGTAGTACCACTACTACCACTACTACCAGCCGAACCACTACTTCCAGATGAACCAGCCGTTCCACTACTACCATCCGAACCAGAAGTACCACTACTTCCGCTTGTACCTGAAGTACCGCTAGTACCACTACTTCCACTACTTCCGCTTGTACCTGAAGTACCATCTACTCCAGAAGAACCTGCCGTTCCAGAAGAACCAGATGTTCCCGATGAGCCGGTTGTACCACTACTTCCTGATGAACCAGAAGTTCCGCTTGAACCAGACGTACCAGCAGTTCCACTACTTCCAGATGACCCAGACGTTCCAGAAGAACCCGTAGTTCCACTACTTCCAGATGAACCAGAAGAACCTGAAGTTCCATCTTCTCCACTAGTTCCACTACTTCCACTACTACCCGATGAACCGGTTGTACCACTACTTCCTGATGAACCAGAAGTTCCGCTTGAACCAGACGTACCAGCAGTTCCACTTGAACCAGAAGTTCCCGATGTACCTTCCAATCCACTACTACCAGAAGTTCCCGATGTACCGGATGAACCATCACTACCACTTGTACCAGCCGAACCACCAGTTCCAGAAGAACCCGATGAACCAGATGTTCCCGAAGAACCACCCGTACCAGCCGTTGCCGAAGTACCTCCACTTCCAGAAGAACCCGATGAACCAGAAGTTCCAGAAGAACCTGAAGTACCACCAGTTCCGGTTGAACCAGATGAACCTGAAGTTCCAGATGAACCAGCCGTTCCACTACTTCCACTTGAACCAGCCGTTCCACTACTTCCGCTTGTACCAGAAGTACCACTACTTCCGCTTGTACCAGACGAACCAGACGAACCAGATGTTCCCGATGAACCAGTTGTACCACTACTTCCACTACTTCCAGATGAACCAGAAGTTCCTGAAGTACCTCCACTTCCAGATGTTCCCGATGAACCAGAAGAACCCGATGACCCAGATGTACCAGCCGAACCCGTTGAACCAGACGTTCCACTACTTCCGCTTGTACCACTACTTCCACTACTTCCGCTTGAACCAGAAGTTCCCGATGTTCCAGCAGAACCAGTTGTACCAGAAGTACCACTACTTCCTGATGAACCAGAAGAACCCGATGAACCAGAAGTTCCAGAAGTTCCAGAAGAACCTGATGTGCCAGACGTTCCTGATGTACCACTACTTCCACTACTACCTGATGACCCAGCCGTTCCACTACTTCCAGATGTACCATCCGTACCATCTAATCCACTACTTCCAGATGAACCGCTTGAACCAGAAGTTCCCGATGTACCAGAAGTTCCCGATGTACCAGCCGAACCATCAAAACCAGAAGTACCACCAGTTCCAGAAGAACCAACGGCTGCAGCTACGTTTCTATATGCTAATCTTTTAGTTACAGGATCCCAAATAACAACTTCGTTTGCAGAACCAGAAGGTAAACTATAAAGTGAAATACTACTACTGAATGCAACACTACCACTAACTCCCAAACTTCCACTAATAGTTAAGTTTGCGTTAATATTACTATCTTTGTTTACCTGTAAAAATGATGCTGTATTTACTCCTTCCGCATTTAAAGCGTAAAGAGCGTATGATGCGGTGAATGCTAAAGATGCAGTTCCAACTAACATTGAAGAAGTTTGTGAACTAAGTAAATCACCAGTACCACTACCACCACCACCACCTAATATCCTTACCAATACCCCATCTGAACCCGATGGTGTCACATCCACACCAGACCCCGTAAAGTGAATTTTACCTACTTGAGATTTTACTAATGAACTTGTTTGGTATATAAATAAATCAGTACCACCCTGTCCTGCATTTAATGCGTATGATGCGGTTAATGCGTAAGAAGAACTCACTGCACTAAACACAGCCATTGATGATGTTTGGTCATTTCTTACATAAGCATTTGCATTTGATAATGATGCAGATAATGCTGATAATGATGCCGAATCAAATCCAGTTACCGCATCTGCTATATCTGCTCTAACTGCATGAGATGCCGAAAGTACAGTACCAAATACTCTATCTCCGTTTACTGTACCATTAATTAATGAACCACCACTACCAATTACAACATGTCCAGATGTTAATCCAGCAAATTTAAGTTGAATTGTATCATCATTAATAGAAATAATTTGACCTGGTAATATTTGGTCTTCAGAACCGGTTGCATATACCTGTACCATTGGGTATCTAATTCCCAAATTATGTACAATTGTTAAATTACTAACATTATTAAATGATACAGTTTCAGTTATTGAAGTTTCAGGTTGAGGTATGAAATATCCTCTTGCTTCATCAAATCTTAAAATATCATATTCAGCAGATGCAGTAGGTCCAACTCCTTGAAAATTATATGTACCTAAGAATGAACCACTAACTAATGGAGAGAATAAATAATGACTTGCAGTAATTTCGTTTGCTCTTAATCTTTTATCAACATACGAATCACCCCAAACAAAAGAAGATGTATTAACTACAAATCCATTATTAGGTGAAATAGATGCGGTTGCAGAACCACTCTTTAATATGAATGTTTCAAATGATAAGTTAGCAATGTTAATATTTCTAAGTCCACTACCATCACCAAAGAATACCGAACCAGAGTTTGCTACAACATTTCCACCTGTAACAAACAATGAACCAGTAACACTTAAGTTACCAGACACAAATGTTCTAGTTCCAATTTGTAATCCTTTATTTGGAGAAATTACAGCTTCGACTGAACCCGATTGGATTCTATCAATCTTTAAATCATCTAACGCTTCAGGTGGGATATTAAATAAACCACTACCATCACCATCGTATCTTGCCGCAGTAATTGGTACGTTTACATTTAATTTAGTTGGGTCAATAATTGCCACACCAGAACCAGAGTTAATCTTTGCTAACTCTAAGTTTTCAATCGCATCAGGTGGAATGTTAAATAAGCCACCACCATCACCATAATAAAGTGATGCTGTGATTGAACCACTAATTGCTACCGATGATGTAAATTGTGATTTATATGAACCAGATGCTGGTGAAGTTTCTACTATAAATCGTTCACCACTTGCTACCGATGCCGTTGCAGAACCACTTGATATTAATGGAGATGCAGCTGCTTGTACATTTGTTAATTGAGAACCATCTCCAATGAATGAAAATGCCTTTATACTTCCACTAACATCAATACTTCCAGTAAAACGTGAACCAATTAATGAACCAGTTGCTGATGTTGTTACTATAAAAGTATTTCCACTCTGAACCGATGCCGTTGCCGAACCACTTGCTATTAAAGGTGCTGCTGCCGCTTGTACATTGGTAATAAATCTACCATCACCAAATATAAAATCGGATGCGTACAATGAACCACTAACACTAACAGAACCAGTAAATTCAGAACCAATTTGCGAACCAGTCTTTGCAGTTTTTACTATAAATGAGTCACCACTTGCTACCGATGCTGTTGCCGAACCACTTGCTATTAAAGGTGCTGCTGCAGCTTGTACATTTGTTATAAATCTACCATCACCAAATAAGAAATCAGTTGCTCTAATACTTCCACTAACTTCAATTGAACCAGTGAATTGAGAACCTAATTGAGAACCAGTTCTATCAGTAATAACTTTAAATCCTTCATCAGGTGTTACAGATGCTGTTATCGACCCAGATACAATAAATGATGATAATAATGCATCTTCCGTTAATGCGGAACGAGGTATGTTTCTTAAATAAGTACCTTCTGCATAGATGAATGATGATGATTCTATAAATAAACCACCGCTGGTATCATTTACAAATAAACTACCAGATACAGAAATTGAACCAGTGAATTTAGATGCTATTGATGCGGTAAATGCACCAAATTCATCAATAGAAGATGTAAATGGAGATGTTACAACAAATCCAAAATTAGGTGAAACTGATGCGGTTACTGAACCTGATTTAATTTCCGTACTAATTAATGCATCTTCAGTTAATGCTGAACGAGGTATTCTTCTAAGAAATGTACCATCAGCGTATAAGAACGAAGAAGAATTTATAAATAAACCACCACTAACATCATTTACAAATAAACTTCCACTAATATCAACTGAACCAGTAAATTTAGATGCGATTGATGCGGTAAATGTACCACCTACACCAAATGATGATGTGAATGGCGTAATTACAATAAATCCAGTATTAGGTGCAATTGATGCCGTAGCACTACCACTTGCTATTCTAACTGAATCTTCTGTTATAGCGGAACGAGGTATATCAAATAATCCCCTACCACTACCACTAAACATTGATGCGGTTAAATTACCTTCTATTTTTGTATTTCCAATTAATTTAATTTCAGCAGGTATTATTATTGAATCAACAATATTAATTGGACCTGCCATCGATGAGTGTAATTGGCAATTATAATATAAAATATCAGGTGAATCAGATGGTGGAGTAAATAATATTATACCACTATCATCTCCATTATTTGTCACACCAGTGTTATACACATTTCCAGTACCAGTAGATTGTACTGTTTTTATTAAAAATGGATGTCCACTAGCATTTACATTGAATGTGTAGCTTACATTTCTTACTAAAGTTAAAGTTGGATTTGAACCACTTATTAATCCGTTACTAATATTATAAAGACCACTACCCTCATTTGTTACAATAATTAACGTATCTATTAAATAATCAGGTGTAGGTCTTCCGGATGATGATACAATAAAACTACCATCAAATCTAGAATGAGTATTTACTTCAAATCCTTCCGTTGGTGAAATTGATGCAGTTGCTGAACCACTAAATATTTTTGTAGAATCGATTGCTAAATTAGCAAGTGTAATATTATTAAGGAATCTACCATCACCAATAAAGAACGAACCACTTCTTACTAATACACTACCAGTAACATCAATCGAACCGGTAAATTCAGAACCACTTTCGGCAGATTTTACTATAAATCCAAAATTAGGTGAAACTGATGCGGTTACACTACCACTTTTAATTTCAGTACTGATAAGTGCATCTTCACTTAATGCGTTTCTAGGTATATTTCTTAAATAAGTACCTTCACCAAAATAAGCAGATGATGAACCTAATATCAAAGAACCAGATGTTGTAGTTATTCTTAAACTACCACTTATAGCTACACTACCAGTAAATTGTGAACCACTTGCTACCGAGTCTACTTTAAATCCAAAATCAGGTATTGCTGATGCAGTTACACTTCCACTTGCAATTCTAAATAATTCTTGAGAGAGTGCAGAAAATGGAATATCGGTTAATCCAGCACCACTACCACTAAATACGGATGCGGATACACCCATTCTAAATCTACTACTTCCACTTACTAATAAACTTCCACTAAATGTAGAACCACTTGCAACTGAATTAACTAAGAATCCAAAATTGGGTGAAACCGATGCAGTTACAGACCCACTAAAGATTTTTGATGTATCTAAATCAGAAATAGCTGCAGCAGGAATATCAAAAAGATTTCTACCACTACCAGAATAAGATGAACCGGATGCTAAAAATACACCACCACCACTTATAAACAAACTACCACTAAAGCGTGAACCGCTTGTTATTGATTCTACTTTAAATCCAAAATTAGGAGAAACTGATGCAGTTACACTTCCACTTGCTATTAAACTAATATCAAATGATAATGCTGAACGAGGTATATCATATAAGAATCTACCACTACCACTAAATGATGAACCAGTTTCTAAAAATATACCACCACCTGTTATAAACAACGAACCTGTAAATCTAGAACCAAATTGTGCAGATTCTACTTTAAAACCAACACCATCAGGATTTACGGATGCTGTTACACTACCACTTGAAATTCTATTTGATACTTCGGATGGTACATTTCTTAAATTACTACCATCACCAAAGAATGAACCAGATATAATAGATGCACTTACAGCAAACGCCTTAACACTTCCACTTACATTAATTGAACCAGTGAATTGAGAACCAAATGCCGAACCAGTTGCTCCGGTTTCTACTCTAAATCCAAAATCAGGTGTAGTTGATGCAGTTACCGAACCAGATGCAATTCTAAACGCATCTCCGGTAAATGCTGAACGAGGAATATTAAATAATCCACTACCATCACCTTGAAAGAATGAACCGCTAAATGAACCGGTAAATTCTCTTGCTCTTACATAATCTCTTACATACAAACCACCACTTACTGCGGTATTACCTTCAAATAAAATTCTATTTTCTAAATAAAATGCATCAACTATACTCATAGTTGCTGCCATAGATGAATGGAATTGACAAACGTAATATAATATATCAGGAGAACCAGATGGTGGTGTAAAAAATACAGAACCACTATCTTCACCATTGTTTACAACGCCAGTTGTATATTGAGAACCTGCTCCACTTACACCTGCTGTTTTAATATTAAACGGATGGCCTGTTGCATTTACTTCAAATTCATAAGTAATACCTCTTACCAAAATTAAATTTGGATTAGGTCCGATTGCAGCCCCATCAAAGTTATATGCAGATGAACCAAAGTTTGTTACATAATAATATGTTGGTATTGATGATGTTGATAAAGGTTCTGCTGATGATGATACTACAAAGCTACCACTAATTGTTGAACGAGTATTAACTCTAAATCCAAAATCAGGATTAATAGATGCGGTATATGAACCAGAAAATATTAAAGATGTATCTAAATCAGAAATTGCTGTTTTAGGTATGTTAAATAATCTAGCACCACTACCACTAAATGAACCAGATGATAATTCAACACCACTACCAGTTATGAATATAGAACCAGTAAATTGAGAACCACTTTCAACAGAAATAACTTGAAATCCTCTTTGTGGAGATACAGATGCAGTTACACTACCTGTTTGTATTCTTGTTGCTGCTACAACTTCTTCTGCTAAAGCAGATAGTGGTATATCAAATAACCCAGCTCCACTACCAGAATAAATTGAACCTTGTGCTAATTGTATATTTCCACCGGTTACAAATAGTGAACCAGTAAATTTAGAACCACTAGCTACGGATGTTACTACAAATCCAAAATTAGGTGAAACGGATGCCGTTACACTACCACTTTTAATTTCAGTTGAAATTAACGCATCTTCGGTAAGAGCATTTCTAGGAATATTTCTTAAATAAGTACCTTCACCAAAATAAGCGGATGATGAACCAAGTATTAATGCACCGCTAGTAGCTGTTATAATCATACTACCAGTAACAAACACACTACCTGTAATTCTAGAACCACTTGCTACCGATTCTACTTTAAATCCAAAATTTGGTGCTACTGATGCCGTTACACTACCACTTTTAATTTCAGTAGATATTAATGCATCTTCCGTTAATGCGGAACGAGGTATTTCTCTAAGATATCTACCTTCACCATAATAGGATGAACCTGTTGCTAATTGTATAGAACCACTATATGGATTTATAAATAAACTACCACTAATATCAACGCTACCAGTAAATTCAGAACCATTTACAATAGATTCTACTTTAAACCCAAAATCAGGAGATACAGATGCAGTTATAGAACCACTTGCTAATCTAGTTGCTTTTGGTAAATTAAATAAATCCCTACCATCACCAAAGAAAGAACCTGTAAATGAACCACTAATCGATTGTGATGCAGTTATATCATTTACAATAATAGATGAACTAACTAATACAGAACCAGTAAATTGTTGTCTATCATCATATCTATCACCAAACACATTGGAGCCTGATGAATAAATTACAGAAGATGAAATGTAAGATACAATTATACTTTCCGCATAAATTGTATCATCAACGTAAAGGTCACCTTGAATTCTAGTGTTTGTATTAACTAATAAATTTCCGCTTACAAAAGATGCAGTTGCCGAACCACTTGCTATAAAAGTTGCTGCCGGTAAATTAACTAATCGAGAACCATCACCTATAAACGAACCACTAAAAGAACCAGAGAAGCTACCACTTAAAGATGCAGCGCTACCAGTAAAAGAACCTGTAAATTGTCCAGTTACTCTATCCAAATCTAAACTTCTTACAAACCCTCTATTACCTTGGTCATCTGAAACTACGATAGCTGGAGAACCAGAAAGAGATGCTGAGAAATTTGGGACACCTAAATTTGGTTCAGCTTGAGATAAATCTAAAAACTGATACCTATCTTGTGTTACATTTTTGGGTGAAACTACCCTTACCCTACCCGTTAATAGATTACTAATTGCCATTCTTTACTTTCCAGCTTTTTTATAAATATAATGAATCCCTTATAAATATTACCCAAAGATAATATCACTTATTCATTCGCACTTTCAAGCAAAGAAAGAACTACAGTTAATTCAGTTGAGCCCGAAACAATGAATCCGTATGTTTCTTCTAATACTAATTTACCAGAAACTACGGGAGAGAGAGAATCCGCCGGAGGTATTGTTACATTTGTAACTAATCTTACAGCTTCTTGTTCAGTAAAAACAGGAGATACAATAGTTTCCTTAATTACATCTACTAAAGAATTTACAAGATATATAGATGCCGATACTCCTGCTACAGGTCCGTTATTAAATCCAGTCAATACGGATTGTGTTACTCCATTTTGAAATAATAATGGAGAATCCGTAGAACCAGTGGTTGATTGATTTTTTATAATTTGATTAGATAATATTTTTAAATAATCTAAAGCAAATAAAGATGCCGAATACTCTGTTGAATCTATAAGGGTTCTACCATTTTTATCAAAGTATGCTTTTGCTGCTTTATTTGTTCTAATTGTTGTATTATTAACTATATCATATTTGATTGCATCAACATCATCTAAAGTATTTTGTTCAAAGTAGTCCGATATGAAAACAAAAGGAGTTTCTGACAAATTATTTTCGTTAGACGTATATGCTGCTATTTCTTTTCTTAAAAATTGTCTATTTGCATTTAGTAATAAAGATGCACTTTGAAAACTACCACTAAATCTACTCAAAGATTCAATACCATTAACTGCAAAAGGACCTGCTGAAGCGCTTATAAAATTACTACCACTAAATACATTACCAAATTGAGGTACAGGTATCTCTTTATTTGATGTCACAAATATAGTTACAGGTTGTGTCACCAAACTATTATTTGTAATTTGACAAGATAACACAATCGATGATACACCTGCTGGTGTTGTATAAATTTCATCTGGTTCACCAGTCAGTCCTGTTACTACTGACTGGAATCGATTTAACGGTACAAAAACTTCTGCCATTTCTTTTTATTTTATTTTCTTTTTTTAAATTTGTAGTGCCAATGAGAACGGAGTTACTAATGAGAATAGAGATTTACTAAATGTTCTACCCACAAGAGTACCAGTTGCCTGATTAATACTTAAACCAGTACC